AACTTCTCAATTTCTTTTGCGATATTGCTCCGTACTACAATATGGGTATCGATGTTTGAAGACAGATCGGGATTCAGCAGTTTTGAAAGCTGCTCTTTCATCAACTGCACTTCCTGATCGGTGATGGATTGCTTAATTCCGTCCCGAGCGTTGTTGCGGATGACGAGGGCGATTTTTGTGGCAAGTAATTCAGCCTGCGTTGGATCGATTGATTCCGAAAGTCTTTTAAACAATGGCCTTAGATCAGATTTCCCCAAATCTGTTTGGAGTTTTAGTATTTCTTCTAAAGCCGCCTTTGTTTTTTCCAGCGTATCGGGAGTAGATCCGGAACCTGCTCCGGTAACATCTTTTAATGGTTTAAACTTCAATTGTGCTTCAACTGCCTGATCTATCTGTCCGCGGTATCCGGCAATGGCCCCGGATAATAATTCAACACCATCGCGCTGCTTTAAAAAAGCATCATTAGCATTCTTCACCTTCTCTGCGAGAAGATCCTGCTGAGTTTGGGTACTCTGTCCAGCGCCAACGCCAAGACCGGAGCCGCCGGTTGTTTGGGTGGATGGTTTGAATGCAGCCTGCGCCTTTAAGGCATTATCCAGATTGCCTTTTAATTTAATCAGGATGTCATTCTGCTTATTATACTCAATTGTTTGTTTTGAAATTTCTTCAGTGAAACCCTTGACAATGGCTTCTTGAATAAGCGCATTTGAATATTCGGTTACACGGGCAGCCAATCCTTTTAAAGAATTTTCCTCGAGTGTCAGATCCCCGAAATAGGCTTTATTCGTTTCCTTTAATTCAGTAAGCGCGGTCTGTCGTTCTTTATAAGAAAGATTTGAATCCCTGACCGCTGCTGCCAATGCCCGCACCCTTTCGATACCGCCCGCATTGGAGCCGGTAGCCTGACCGATAATATCTTCGTTAGTTTTTAATTTTTCGAGCGTTTCGATTAATTCTTTCGAGGCATTCTCTGCCCGCTTGGTGGCTGCTACCTGCGAATCAAAGCCACTGGTTGCCTCTCCGATGGATGCAACCATCCTTGAAATACCTTCGAAAGCGAGATTAAAAATTCCGGCAATACCGATACCCGGTAAGATGTAAGCTAATTTCCTAACGGCGGAATAACCATTATTTACTCCTGCAATGAAAGTTTCTGTTTTTTGCTCAGTTTTTTGGATGGCTTCGCCGAATTCATCAAATCCGGATTTACCGATATTTTTCAGTCTTTCAATACCTGCGGCGGCGGTTGCTATCTGTTGGTTAGCCTGTGCAATTTTAGCTGGGTCAACGATATCTAACCGGGCAACTTTTAATGAATTTAATTTCTCCTGCAGCCCCCGCAAAGAATCTTCCGCCTTGTTAATTCCGCTAACAAAGCCTGCTGTTTCCGCACCAATGACCGCTTTTAACTGGGCTTCCGCCATTTTTACCTTTTATAGAATTGTCGATACTTTTCCGTCATTTCGTCCATGAGCTTTTTAGCCTGATCCAGCTTTTCCTTTTCGTCATCCTCATTATCAGTTGGCAACTTCCAAAACTTCTGCATCGTCGTTCCCTTCTCCATGTATGGAAGTAATGAGCACCAACCAAGAAAACGTATATCTTCAAACTGCTCCAATCTTTGTTTATTCGCAGCCCTATTCATCAGCACATATTGCCTCCAGGTTGACCGGTAAAAATCAAGTCCATGCCGCATGCAAAAAGTCTCTATTTCGTCCCAGTCGATTTCCGCACTTTTTTTTTATCCTTTTTGTCTTCCGCTTCCTCCTTCGGTTTCACGTAATTGCTTTCAGAAATCACTTTAGTAATCCGCTGCAATTCCGCTCCGCCGCCGATCTCCTGCTCCTCTGCCCATTCCACGAACTTTTCAAAAGGAATGACTGCATCAACTTCCTTCACATAACAGTTGTCTATGTAAGCTGCACGCAGATAATGAGCGGTATCAACCGTGGTTTGTGTCTCGATGACTTCACCAACAATTTTTATTGCCTTCTTTTCGCGCGCGATCTTAATTGCGGCAATGCCGAACCGGAGGCCAACCTGCTGGCCGCCTATGGTTATCTCTGTATATCCTGCCATGATTTACGGTGCTACGGTTGTTAATTCGCCCTGTCCATCGATTGTTACAGAAAATTTCAGAGGTTGCGCTCCTGCGGTATCATCAGTAAGCGTGGTATCCGTGATGTAACATTCACCCGACAGGTAGAATGATTGACCAAGCGAATAAGAACCTTCTGCTGGCGAAGCGAGCCGGAAAAACAGTTTCGTTTTTGCGGTTTGGAAATTCAGGCAATCCCCATAGCTGATCTGGACGTTACTTGGCGCCCGGTCGCAAATGGCTGTAACTGTAGGCGCGAAAGTGATAACCCCGAGACCGACAATCCGGCCACATTGGGTATCGTTGGTAGTCTTTTGAGTTTGAACCTGGGCGGTCCATCCGGAGAGGCATATAAGCGCCTTCCAGGTTGCGTTATCGGTGGATAATTCTATCACCGAAAGAGCGGAAGAGATAGGTGTTGGCATTTTTTTTATTAAAGGTATTATAAAAAAATATAATACGATCTAAAAAGTATGCGCAATTACTTACTTTTCAATATTGTATGAATATAAAAATCCCTATATATCACTTTTTGCGTTGATATATAATTATTTATGATAATATTAATGGAAAAAAACGTAAATGGTAGCCTCCGTTATAGTTGCATCAAAATCTGGGATCAGGATCTTAAAACCGCCGGTATCCAGTTTCTGATAGTCAACCCCATCCTCAAGAAATACACTTCCTTCATTTATGAACAGGTCGTAATTGCCGATCAGGGCCGAATTTTTATAAGTCGTTGCATCGAAGAAATCGGCACTATGGATTGGTGAGATAAATAACGGCGGCGTGGTGCCGGAGACATAAGTTGAACCGCTTCCGGTCTGGGTAACGAATTGGGTGATGGTAATCAGCCGGCGCGTAACATTCTTACCCCCGGCGGCCCCGAAGATCAGATACCGATCATCCGTTACCCGGGCGCAAGTGATATAAATGCCGGCCTGTGCTGGCAGGGCATTGGATTGCGGGTTGGGGAAAACAAGAGTAAGGATTTGGGAGGCAATATTGTCAACTACGTTTTTACTTACCCGGGTTCCACGGCTCACGATATCAATCAGCATCGTCTCTTCTGAATTCCAGGATTGCTGGGTTAGTACGGGCGTTCCGTATTGTTGCGTGAAAAGGATATACAGATCGGCCGTATCAGCCAGTTTTTCAACCGAATCACTTACCGGCACGACATTACCTCCATAAACGATATGGCCGTTTAAGAGGCTGTAATAAGCTGTGCGGAGTGGTCCTTTTACGTCGATCATTTCTTAGATAATACTTTTTGAAGGGTTTTTTTAAGATCCTCAATTATTTTTGGCGTCTGGTGCAGGATGGCCGGGAAGAAAAACGGTCTGGCATACATGCCAGGGACATTCTTGCCAGTCTTAAAAGTCGCCTCATAAGCCCTGATATCTTCATCAATAGCAATAGAAACCTTTGTGCCGGTTCCAAATTCCAGATAAGCCGATATTTCAGCCCGTGATTCAATACCGATAGAAAGGCCGTTATTGGTTGGTGGATTAACATCTATCATTCCACGCAGAAACCCGAAATTAACAGGAGCCAGCAATTTAGCCTCTTCTGCTATTGCATTAGCCCCGTCCTCCAGCTTAATTGCCGCCTCTTCAGCGAACTGTTCCGGCGCTGCTGTCAGGATCGCCAGCATGTCATCAAATCCGTCCATTTGTACCCGGAATCCATCAGCCATTTTTAATTACTTTAAAGGAGTATAAATGCGGGATCATATCTACCTGCTCGTAGTCCAGAATCTTGTACGCTTGCCCGTCAATTACCCACCGGGAATCGGCATCAATCGCAATGGCTGCCTGATATCGGCATGTTAACTCATAATCGCGGGTGTATTCCATTTTACCCATACCATCGCTTAAACGGCCTGAGAGCTTGCGGAGGGCGCACCTGGTGGTCAATACGTCAGACCATGCGTCCATCTGGCCACCCGCGCCGTCGTCTACCGGGTTGTTCTTTTGCAGAATGCCCGTGAACTTCATGTCTGAGAAATTATATTGCGCAGCAGTTACAGCCATGTTCTTTGGTAATGAATTGCCAAGGCTTGGGCTCCTTCGGAAATGCCTGTATTTTGGGCCGCATACCTATTTAACGTATTACCTCTTTGTTCATACCTGAAGGCGACTTCATTCAGGATCGCTTCTTTCAGTGCATCGGGGCAATAGTATGGAGTGGAATATTGGATCAGCAATTGAGATGTATAGGAATTGAACCGGATCAGTTTAAAGCCCTGGCCAGTGAGGAAATAATCTGTGTTTTCGGTTAAAATAGTTGTGGTTACCCCGTCAGTATTTGTTACAGATTGAATTGAGGAAACCGGACCGTAGGGCAATTCATCCCATTCACCTTTAAATGGAACGCCGTAAAACTTCCGATCCCACCGGCTGATACCAGGGGTATGAACATATTCACCGCTACAGGTAGCAGTCAGGAAAATGCTTTTTGGAACGATACTGATATTACAAAAATCTTCAATAGAATGCCGGGACTGGATAATCAGATCTGTTATCAAGTCGTCATCGTCGGCGAAATCGACAAGACACCATTTTTTTGCCTTAGCCAGCGTTATGGGTTCCGTTACAGCTCCGTAACTATTTTCGTCCTTCCAAATGTCCAGTATTTTAAGCATTCCCCGGAGATATTGGGGAACAAGTTACGATTTTAGCCTAAAACAAATGATGATTTTTTATAATCTGTTATTTAGATTTATTTGATATATATGTTACTAAGTAATACCTTAGCATACATGACGAAGACAAAACAGGCGATTGCTGATCAAACAAAAATACTGGTTGGGGATGCGGGAACGAAGGTCGTTTTTCCGCTGGATAAGTTGAACTGGCTTCAAAAAACTCAGATTACCCGAGTAGCTATTACTGCCAAAGTAAGGCCAGAGATAAAAAGCGCCGCACAAAAAAAAGCTATATCCGAAAACCGGAGCCTTTCTAATGTTATTGAGAATAGTTTGATTGAATATATCAAGAGGGTATGAAGATTTGCACAAAATGCGGGAAGGAGAAAAATGAATCCGATTTCTCGAAAGCAAAAAAGGGTAAGAAAGGATTTAGGGCTGAATGTATAAAATGCAGGAACATATACAGGAGACTACGATATAAACCTACGGGTAATAATACAAAATTTAAAAAAAAGATTATTGACGGTGATCCTAAAATGCAAATAAAATATTGCAGGAAATGCGGACAGTTAATGGTATTTATTAGGGAAAGATTAATGAGAGGAATCATGCAATATGAATATCAATGCAAATCGTGCGAAATTGATCGTAAGCATAAGCGGTGGTTAAAAAACAAAGAAATATTATTACCCAAACAAAAAGCGTATTATGAAAAGAAGGCCAGAGGGATGGGAATACCAAAAAGATCGGATCACATAAAAAAAACATTTGATGAAAAAGAGCAATATAAGCGCGATTGGGAGCGAAAAAATCCTGAAAAATATTTAGCTTCAAAAATAAAACATCAAATATCAAAAACATACGGCATCGAAGTTGCTGATATTCCAAATAAAATCATAGACCTAAATTTGAAATTCATTTTATTAAAAAGAAAAATTAAAAACAAATGAAAACGCAAACTAAAGTTAAATTCGACAATGAGCATGATTTCGATGAGCAGCTTAATGAGCTTTATAATTCAATAGATAACCAGAATATTGACATGAATAAAGTTGGAGTTAAGGTAAAAATTTTGAATATCAAATTAGCGAAAGAGAAAACTAAAATCCAACTTCAGGTGATGTCTGGAACTAAGCCTAATTCATGGTTTTTTGATCCAGTTGGATATATCGGGAATGCTTCTGAAATAAAACAAAACCAGATTTCAAAATGAGTATAATTAAAGAGGGGTTTAAATGTATTTGCAATGATGGATTCCAATACGAAGTTCATGATTTTGAGGACGCATTAATGGGGAAGGACGCATTAATGGGGTTTACTGTTTACGCCCCATACAAAGAACACTTACATTTAATAGGTGGCGAATGTTTTTTCTGTAAAGCCGATGCGGTATGGTTGGATAATCTGATATCAGGAAAGGGATATCGGGTAATTGATGAAATACAGGATAAGGAACATTATAAAATAATGCGCACGAAGGAACAGTATAATGATTTAACTTTTGTGGGTTGATTCAGGCGAACGCTTCCTGATTCCGCTCAATCATCTGCCAGATAAACACGTCCAGTTCCGAAAGTTCTTTTTTTGGATCCAGTTCGCGGCTCCGTGCGCGGGCGGCCTCTGAATATTTTTGGTATCGTTTCGGGTCATCCAGGCTCTTTATTGCCTTCATCCAGGGTTTGAGATTGGCGACCGGATCAAGCCCGTCCGGATCTTCGCCGCCTTTGAGTTCTGCGTCCTCCCATCCGGGGTTCGCGTCCGGAACGGGTATGCCGGAATCTCCGACATTCTCCTGCAGGCCGAAAGTGGGGTTATAAATTACCGGGATGCCGTTGCACATGGCCTCCGTTGCGCACATGCCCCAACTTTCATATTTGGATGGACATATCAGTATTCGCGTTTTAGCGTATACCGGTTCCATATATGGCGAATTGTCCATATATGTAACGTTAGGCAAATCAACATTATATTGCGAATCGTACGATCCCCCGACACCAAGAAACATCCGCTCAGGCATGGCCCTCGCAAGCGCAATGAATAGCTTTGCACCTTTATTTGCGTTCAGGTTCACCAGGGTAATATAGACCGCTTTCGAGGCATCCCCGCCGTAATCCCATTTCCGGTAATCAATCGGCGGGTGAACCACAATACCCGGGTTTGGATAGTTCAGTATTTTCTTTGCCGCATTGGAATTGTAGAGCACCCCGACATGTTCCGGGAAGCTGGCAACCATGTCATAAAAATGGGTATTATGGCTGACGAAGATTAGTGGTTTTCTATAGATATGGGCAAGGTGGATTGTCCATTGCGTTGGGGAAAGATGCGTGAAAATAATATCAGCAGCAGCGAAGGCCGGAGTTACGTCTTTCATGGCTGGCATGACGGTAATCCCTTCGTATTCGTACATGGTTGTAATGTCGTAATGGCTGGCCTCAGTAAGCAGCACAATTACGTCATGGCCTTGTTCTTTGAGGTGAAGGGCGAGATTGTGGCACATGCGTTCGCCGCCGGCTCCGTGTTTGGGGAAATATAGATGGAGGACAAATAGGACTTTCATACTTGTACTGTTACTTCCACCCCTGACATATAATAGCCACACATGGTTGCTTCAGTAGTAATGGCAACCATAGGATTGAGCCCGGTTTTCTCACGAAATACATTTATCGCATTCAGGATCGCTGTTTCGCAATTCTTTTTATGCTGTTGAATTTCTTCTATTGTTAATTTACTTGTTTCTGTATTCATAATTATAAATTTTTCATACCACAACCGCCCCCGCCGGATAAATATCTTTTCTCATCACTTCATTCATGCCCGCCCCCCATGAAGGCCCAAACCATTCACCCGGACAAACGATCCGCTTACCTTCCTGCCGCCCGAGAATGGCAGCCATGAGCGAATAAGAACTATTAGCGGTAATAAAATGTCTGCATGATTTCATTATCTTAAAACTTTCAAAAGTGTCTTTATCCACCGCCATATATTGGATACCGATATTATCCAGAATATCAGATGCCGCATTAAGATCATCGGAAAATAGCAATACTTCGCAGGCTGGAACATGACCGAAAGCAGCCTGGTAATAATATTTATTTTGCAGGGGATGGTATTTGTCATCATAATCCCCTCTGCGTACATGCACTGCCACCGCGTCAATACACCCCGGCTCGTCAATCATTTTAGTATAATGATGGATTAAATCCATGCAATGGCTGAAATATCTTTCACTTTGGAAATGTCCGTTAAGGTTCCAGTTACCCACAGGGAAATTCAGATCCTCATATCCCCAAAAATAGCCGTGTTCCTGATAATTCAGGCCTTCCGGAAGTTCAGGTAACTGGTTTACAAAATGCTTGTAAACGTCAATATCTTCCGTACTCCCGAAGTTCTTTGCATCATAATTCCGGAAGATCGGGAAGGCGAAAGGCTGCTGTGATTTTTGAGCAATACCTATTGTTCCACAGATCTGAAAAAGTGAATTAGCGAAGCGGCCCCGGCGTCCAAGTTGTTGGTAAGTAATCACTTCTTTTCTTTTGTTGCGGGCGACTGCTGATCTTTAGGAATTTCCACTTTGGTCGGCTCCTTAATTTCTTTCTTTTCTTTCACTTCTGACGTTATGTGAATGAATTCCTTTTCCTCTTTCATAACCCTGCTTTTAATCTTGCATTTTCTTCCAGTATTGGACGGACGGCATTGACGATCCGGCGCATTTGTGGGGCGGAGATCAGGCCGCTGGTTGCCATTTCTTCCAACACTTCGTCGAGATCTTCGGGATGGACAAGTTCTATCGGTTGAGGTATAACTTCCGGCACTGGCTGTTGTTCTTGTTTGTCCAGAAACTTTTCCAGCCGGTCCATGAGTTCTGAAAAGCGCAAATTCTCAATCTCATTGTTCTGAGACTGTTTTGCCCAATATTCGACCTTTTCTTCATCTGTCATGGAAATCAAACTTTGTATGTATGTCATAAATGATCAGTATTAAAATATAAATTACTATCCGCAACCGGATCTCCGGTTACTTCCGGGAATAGGTCGCGGTATTTGCTTAAAACCCAAATTAGGTTCCCTGTATGGCAGATCAGGAAATAGCCTTTCATTTCTCCCAGCGTAACCATAGGAAGGTAAGATGCTCCTTTCCCATTCATTGGTAGCTGCCAGGTAGACGGCCCAACGGAGCTGTCAATTTCAATAATGACAATATCCGGGTGCCAGCCATAGGCAAACCATAACCAGAAATCGGGACCATCACAATCAATTGATAAAAGCGTCGGCTCCTTCAGTTCGTTCACGTTATCAGGCGTAATTTCTCTTTTGGTTATGCGAGGATCTTTCGGATCAATGTCAAACATCCTTACATCCCATCTATGTTCTGCCAGGTGCGCGGTATTTGAACAGAATTCCCATGTGGGGGCGCCAAACTCAATGGCCGTTTTCTTTTTCGGTTTGATCCTCCGGATTATTTCGTCAATAATTCCCTGTTCACCGAACTGGGTATATTTGCCTTTTGATTTGTATTTATGAAAGAATTCTAATCCCATTCTGAGTCTCTTTTTCTATGATGTGAAACAATTGGCGGGTATCTGTTATCAAACTCATATTGCTTGTTCATAAAAGTTGTTGATGGGAACCAGTTCATCTTCACCTTATCCCGTATAGCAATAGAACTGATTATAGACTGATCCCACCTGGTTTCCGCAAACGTCGGCACATTTGGCAGCTTACTCTGGCTGTTGTCAATATTTGAGATCTTCAGCGTTCGCATGGCCCATTCTTCAATCAATTGCCGGGACCGGTTCGATATCCGGAAGAACATTAACGATGCCTGTACCTGCGGTGCGGATCCAGTTGCACATCCATTCACTTCCTGCATGAGATCCATCTTACACCAATCCTGGTGCGGCCAGCAGTTGGTAAACAGGAAAATATCTTCTTTCATTTCATCAATCACATACTGCACTGGTGCGATGAATTCCTGACCGCTATCCGCATAGATCAGAATATCCCCGTCGTTCAGGCTCTGCATCGTTTCAAAAACAACCGTAGGCTTCCAGCAATAAAGCCCATATCCCTTTTCTTCTTTCAGCACATCTTTAAAATAATCATTAAACCATTTAGGCAGATCTGTTTCCCGCCACACATGGCATTCATCCACTCCAAACTGTTTAGCCGATGCGACTAACTTCTGCTGTGAGATTGTCATGCGCGAATCGGAGAAGCAGGCAAGATGGATCATTTAATTTTAAGTCGTTTAATCATACGGATATTTTTTGTAGGTAATGGTTCCGGAATTATTACAAACTCAAATTTTTCATCGCTAATAATAACATCCTTTATTTTGCCTAAAAGGAATTTACTTCGATTCCTGTGATATTTTATTTTAATTATTCCGCCCTCTTTTATCATACTCCCATCCTTTTATTCCCCCTTTACATTAAATGAAAGTCTTTCGGTTCTCCATCCCTCCCATATCTTTTTTGCCTTAACCCAATAACCTGCATATATTTTTTTATACCTGAAATTTTCTGGGTTAACTATTTGATGATAAACATGGGATACATTGTAATTATTCCCTTTTTTATCAATAGCAATAAGATCATATCCAACCATAGAAAACTCATACTCCCCATAATTAGATGAAGCCAAATCGTCTCTCCAAGGAAGACCATCCTGTACTTCAAAAACAGAATTAACTACTATTTTTACATCTAATACTGTGCTCATACTCCCATCCTTTTATTCCCCTGTTCAAAAAATCCGTAATGCGTTTCGCGGTTCCATATATCGCTGAAGCCTGGCCGCTGATCGGCAATCATAGGACAGATAATGAATGCCTGTAATTTTTCGAGATTGACCCGTAAAAAGTCATCATACATAACACCATCGGTATGATCCCAGTTCTTCAATATCCAATCTCTTCCTTTTGCTGAATAGCATACCGCATGAGTAGTCCATGCCTGTTTGATCCGGCGAAGATGCGGGCTGAAGGGTTCCGGGTGCGGCCAGTTACATAGATCGGTTCCAATAATATTCGCACCGAGGTAAAGAATATCCCAGTCGGACGGTAGTTCGGATAGGGCAGCTTCCAAATGGTCTGTATTGTGCAGCGTTACATCATCTTCAAAGATGACGGTATTGCCCTTCGCGGCAATTAGGGCGTTGCGTTGGGCTTGATTGAAGCCTTTCATGGGAACATCTGAATAAACCCCCGGTATACGTTTGTAAAAGCCGATACCAGCGCATGATAATTCCCGGTATGAATCGGCAAGCCTGTCCTTTCTGGAAGCCAAATTGATTAATAATTTCGTTTCAAAAAAATCCCACGGGTTCATTGCTTCGCTATTTTGCTTTCATACGTTACCGGCCTCCCAAATGCTTTTGCGACCAAATCCATTATCTCAAAAGATCCTCCTTTATAATGTCCGGCATAACTTTCGCTGAACTTCCAAAGGCCGTACCTTATTTCTTTGCCATCATACCGACCCCGTAAATACCCAGTTGAATCTTTAATCTGCATCTGTAGCACTATCTCAATACCGTCTTTTGACTTCTGGGGGACTGTGCTGATATAGCCACTCCCGGATCCGGCAATAAGATAGCCGTGTGATTTAAAAACATCAATAGCCTGTTTCTCAGAAATACCATGAATCACGATGGTATTGGTTTTTTTCGTCTGCGCTGTTACGCTTCCTGCAATCAGCAGGAAAGCAAGGGTTAAAAGTCTCATATAATTATATACCCGGCCGGGGTGCGAAACGCCGGATAGCCACGGTGAAGCGGAAATCTGCTTCCTGAAAGGAACCGACCGGGATTTAAGTTTAATTTGTTTTGAATACATGGTATCTGAACGTTTCGCGGGATAAATATAAGAAAAGTTTAATATAAAACAAATCCCCGCCTAAAAAAGCAGGGATGTTATTATTGATCCTTTTAATATGTCAGAAAAAAACTATACGGTTGTGCTAATAAAGGCATCACCACGGAAGATAGCCAGACCTTCCACTCTTTCAATCAGGAAACAGACTACATTCTTGATGAAGTTATCAGCCACATCGAAAGACTGTCTAAAAGTAAGTCCTTCGGATTCAACGATGGCGGCTTTAGTCCAATCCCCTACGATCACGCGCCGGCCGGTAAGCCAGTTAACGGGATAGATCGGAACACCCAGCACCATCACGCGGCCATTGACCGGGTTGATCTGAACGGCTCCGGGCATTGTATATTCCAGAGTATTACCTTTCGTTACCAGAATCTCAGCCCAAACAGCCGGATCAACTGCAATAGCGGTCGGATAATACTTCGCCTGAATCATATTCTTGATGAAATAAATCATCCTTTCAACGGCAATCGTAACACCGGAGGTTGTAGAAATACCGGTTGCAGCAGAAACCAGGGTGGAACTGAAATCTACGTCCTCCTGATCCATCAACTGCTCGTTCATGGAAGTAGGAAGCCAACTCTGCAGGAAAGGGATATTCCGTAATGACTGACGCGATACAAAAGCATAACCCGCAAAAGGCAGCAATGTAAGTGTGGCCATTGTGAAAGCCCTGTCTACCTGAGCCTTTGCAGCGCCTTCAGTAACCTGTTTGCCGAATGAACCAGCACCCACAGGGCTATTTGCTTTCGGATAATACACAGTATCGAGATCGGACTGGATGGTCCTTACCAGATCCCTGAAGCGGGTCTGTCCGGTAGGTTCCATACCCGGCTGCCAGGGAAGGTAATTCCCATAAGCCTGGCCTGAAAGGCTTGCGCTGGTGATAACGCCAGGGACCTTTAATTCCAATTTTACAGATTCGGGAAATCCGGAACCGTCACCACCCATCTTGATGAACAGATCTTTTTTCTCAGCAACCATTTCGCGAACGATGGTCTTTAAATCCTTCGCCATTCCGGGAAAGTTTGTCAGTTCCTTGCCTTTCTTGATTTGGATTTCTTTTATCTCAGCCTGGATCTGCGCAATGGTCGCATCTTTCGCGGTTGCGGCATCAGCAGCGGCTTTAGCTTCGGCTTTCATAGTATCGAGTTCGGCTTTCACCTTATCGACTTCTTCTTTTGCCTTCTTAACCACGTCGGCCTTGTATTCCTTAACTACGGTTTTGATTTCAGAAACGGCGGACTTCATTTCGTCCTCCGCGTCATCTTCATCATCTTCGTTTTTCTTGCCGTCGGTTTTATACGCAACCGTTGCGAATGCCCGCTGCGGGAAGCTGCGGGATGTTACTTTCGGGGCTGATGTGCCCGGAAAATCAATAAATTTTTTAATCATTTTTTAGTAGCTTTTTAGAGCGTTAGAGATGCGATTTGTAAGTGCTTTGCGAAAGCTTTCTTCCTTGCATCCGGCTCGAGTGCTACTACCGTGGCGGCTTGAGTGGTATTTGTTGCGGTGAGATCTTTCAGTTTATCCTGCAATTGCTTAATGTGAATTTCAACGAGCTCAAAGGTTTCATCAGTAAACTTCCCAGACTTGAACGCCTTTAGAAATAGATCCAAGTCTTTTGAGATCTGAATGCCCTCTGTTGCGAATTCGCCTTTCATGCCAGCCTGTAGGGTTGGCGTATTTGGGTTGGCTCCCCAAAGCACCGCTGACCCTTCGTACAGCTTGATTTCTTTAATGACTCGTGGTTTACTGGAATCATCTGTAACCTCCGCCTTCACCGTGCTGAACCCTACAGAATGCTGGTTAATCGTTCCCGACTTATAGAATTCCAGCATATCATTTCCCCATGTGGTTTCGGGAATATCGGTGATGCCGATCAGTTGATTTTTTTCAACGTACAGATCACTGAATTTTCCGATTGCATATTTCAGGGATGGATAATGATCGGTCAAATGCCAGATGAGGTTTTGACCCTTCGGGCCTCTCTCCTTCAGCGTCTTTGTGTACGCTCCCTGGTCGATTATGTCATTATCCAAATCCGTAGACCCCATTTCGGAGATAACCACTTTAACCTTTCGGCCTGTGGTATCTACATCTGCCGGCGCCCCTGAAACGTTCTTATACTCCATTAACTGGATTTATATTATATAAAAATAATATATGTTTTGGAATTACAGATAATTATTTTTTTAATATGTCTTAAATGGCTATTCTGGAAGGTTGAATTTTGCGGACGGGATCCCCAGCCAGATCCCTTTTTACCCTATACGACATAGTGCAGCGGCAGTTGATTGTCTCTTGTCCGGAGCCAGACGGATCACCGGGAAACTGCAGTCCATTACCGAATGGGTCCATTAAATCCCTGGTTTCGCCGTCCACCCCGGCATGGCCGTGCGTGCGCCTAGTACGTTTGTCCTCCGTGGCGATCCACCTCTTTTCCATCTGGAATTTCTCGTTATCAGCGGCTTTGAGTTGCGCATAATTCATCGCCCGGACGGATTCTGTCCTGACAATCATCTTTGCCCGGTATTTGGTGAGGGATGACGTTTTTAATTCTTTGACCGTCTTTTCTACGCTCCATCCGTCAGAAATGGCCTGCTTCAGCACAGCCTTTACCTGATTCACGGTCGTTTGGCTGATCGGCAGCACAACCTTTTCGAGTAAAAAGGCATTGAAATAGGCGATTACATCGCGGACGAAGCCGGTAAGGGGTATGATCAGGGCTTTCTCGACCCGGAAGCGGGCGGCCGCCTGGTTACCTGCATCTTTGTAAAGGGATTGTACGGCGGGGCCGATCCATGGGTTTATGAAATGATCGCGGCTGAGTTTGCTATTAGCGGCCTCGATGCCGTCTGATTGGATTATATCAACGATGATCTTAATCTGCCGCTGTAGGGCTCCATAGACGCGCGGAAGATGTTTTTTCATCAGCCGGTTCTGTAATATCTTTTGGCGTTGTATATAACCTTGGCGGGTCATAGAAATTTATCAATATTCCCATTTTCCAAATAGTATTTCTCCATCTTCGCTCTATACGCCTGCTGCGCTCCACGCTTCATCGATCTCGTGAGAGCGCAGTCCTTTACTTCTCCCTTTGCCGGGTTGCTGACCAGGATTATCCTGTATTTGGCCTCCGCTATCTGTTGTATCTGCTCCAAAATCTGCGTTGGGATCGAGTAAAGTTGTGGGGACGGCTGCATCTTCTATAGGAATTACGTTATTAGGAACTAAAACGATATCCATATTTTTATCTGGCATTGGATCAAAACCCAGTTCTTTGCGGCGCTCGTTCGGGGAGAGCGTCCAGTTAGCCATTGTGCGGGTTGTGAGTTTTTCCATATCATCCTGCAGTTCAGGAAGATCAGTTACATCAACATCAATACAATACTGGCTTTGAGTATATCCGAACGCCTGCAGCAATACCCTGTTCTCTTCATCCCGGTAACTGGCTGCATCCGGCAGGCTGGCATTGGTGATTAAATCTTTTCTGGCCTGTTCAACGTTATTGAAAGTTGATTTTGTGTCCCATATCTGTGGATTAGCGCCGAAGAGATTTGCAAGGCGCTGGAAGGTCTTATCCTGCGCGTCAATCAATTCCATATCTACCGCATTCTGACCAGTGAACAAATACCCCCATGCGCCTGGCAGCATGGCAATAGCCGACTTCATCGCCCGGTTATTTATTTTTGTATCAATTGCATGATCTGATGCCTTCACCTGTTCAGGTGAAAGTTTATTCATGGTCTCGTTATACAATACACCCCGCGCGCCCCCGTTCTGAAACATGGCTACCGCCGAATCCACCTGCGCATCATCCTGTGCAACCAATTTACGGCCGGCCTGAAGCGGTGCAACGCCATAGAAATGACTGAAGTTTAATGGATCGTGTGTGGGATTGGGGTCTTTCCAGTGGATAATATCCTCCTTCGGAATGAATATCGGCTGTCCGGCTCCCCAATATGTATAACCGACAATCAGCCCGAACATATATGACCGGTCTACGTTGATCGTCACCAAGTTGGTCGGCAGCGGAATTCTTTCCAGTATCGGCAGTTTTAATCTGGCTTGCCCGGTCACCTGGTCATTATCTCCCCGGTTCAGCCATTCAAAAGAATTGCCAGTGAGTTTCTTCAACGTATAAATAACCTGGTAAAACGAATCCTGCCCCATGCCGTCATTGGGCTGTGCAAGCAATTGGGAGAGCGGGGATCCTTCTACAACATCATCCTGATAGGCTTTTGTATGAAGTTCATTGATCTTTTTGGCTGTGGTATTGCCGTAATTTTTAACGACCCGTTGATATTTTCGGCGGTATTTTGCTTGCTGTTTCTTTTCTTCTTTCGTCGTATCATCCTCAACCTTGTACAAATACCGGGGGATGAAAGCGAACTTTCGGGCCATCAGGCTCACGATTGTATAAACAGTAGCGTTATCTGAAT